TTAATCCTTTGCTTTGCTTGCCGCAATATCCGCTCGGATAAGCTGCTTTATATATCCCGCTTTATTCGGGACGCTTTCGAGTTTTTCTATAATATCTTGCTCGGTTGTAGTAATGCAATCAATCTTAAACTGCTTTTTGTATTTCGCCGCGTATCTTTCCTGTGGGGTTTGTTTGCGCTCGCACATATTATCACTCCTTAAAATAAGTCGTTTTTCAGCACATACTCCCGCAGCTCCTCGGAAGTTTTGCAAATATTCTTTGAAACGTCAAAAGCAACCGAGAGCTTGCCGCTATCGGATTTTACCGTCCATTTGTCGCGATATTCGGTTACGCTATATTCTTTCCCGTTTTTTGTAATATACATAAAACGCCTCCTATTGCAATTTCGTTGTATCTATGATATAATAGGACTTACGGGAGGGGCTTTCGCCCCGTCCCTGCCTATGAGCTTTATTTGCTCTCGGGTTTTGCCTTGCTCGGCTTTGGCTTTACAAGCGTTATTGTAACTTTGACTCGCGCTACCGTGTCGTTATCTTTTAACGCTTTCGCCAGGTCTTGCAAGGCTTTTTCTATGCCTTGTTCTTCCATAGCTTTTTACCTCCTTTCTGTAATATATTATACCATAGGCGTACGCCTATGTCAAGCCTTTTTTCAAAACTTTTTGCGGTTTTTTGCAATTATTATTGAAAGCGCGGCGGTTTTCTGATATAATAATGGCACCACACTAATTTAATATTTCGTTTTATGCTGTAAGTGCGCTTTTTTTTACTTCGGTAAAAATGCGGGCTCGTTTTTGCGTCTTATAGCGTAAAACATAGAATTAGTGTGGTAGCAATTCGGAGCTTGCGTTTTTCGTGCGTGCAGCGACGAGTTGCACGCACTTTTTTTAATATAGGAGTTGGTCGCTATGAAAAAATTAAAAGCCTGGCAAATAGTGTTACTTGTTATTTTTTACCCCGTAGGTCTTGTGTATCTTATTGTTTGGTTATGCAAGAGAAATAAACAGCCCACTGCTCCGAGCGCCGCTCCTGCGGGTGCGGCAAATATCGACGTAAATAAACTCGTCGTTGAGCGCGATTTTCATACAAAAGTTGTCGGCGTTACTTTCAATAATGACGACGGAACGAGCAGACAAGCCATAATCGAAAGTTGCAAGCCTGGCGAGGATATTATACTTAAACCCGTACCGACAAAGGAGTACCCCGACGCAATCGGCGTATTTAATAAAAAGGGGCAGCAGCTCGGGCATTTAGGCGCAGAGCTTGCCTCGGAGATAAAAACAAAATGGGGACATAACCCTATGAGTATTACTATTGCCGCGCTGACTGGCGGCGGAGATAGAGCATACGGCTGTAATTTACATATTATCATATATCAAAAGCAATAAAAATAAGGCGGAGGCTTAATTGCCCCCGCCTTTTGCTTTAGTCGTCGTCCTCGAACTCGTCGCCCTTGTCGATTTTCAAGCCCGCCTCCTCGAGCTTTTTCGTTATCTCTTTTAGGTATTCCTCTTGTGCTGCCCGAATTTCCGATAAATTGTTTTGCACGGTATCGCGCAATACGTTTGTCGCTCTCGTGCCTGGGTGGTTGACCTTGTAGCCGAAAATCATATTTTCGTAACGCATAAAGTGCCCGACTTTATCGCCTTTCGGCATAGTATGCGGCTTTACGCCGAACTCTACCCAATGCGGGCTCGCGTGTGAGGGTTGTTTTCCTTTCTTGCGTACCTTTTGCCAGGAATAAAAGCCGACTTGTAGCGTCGGCTGTCCCGTTGAATAGTTAATCATAACCCAGGTGCCTATATGGTTTTTGAAACGCTTTGACCTTAGCGGCACATTATCGCGCAAGTATTTACGCACAACTTTTCCCGAGGCTCGTAATGCCGTTTTTGATAGCCCGACAATAGCTTTCTTTACCTCGTCGCTCTTGTTGACAAAGGTTACATTGTATTTGTTTGCCATATTTCGGCTCCTTTCGGAAAGTGAAAAAGCGGCTGGCGAGGTTTCCCTCACTCCCGCCGCTTTCCCTATGTGAATTTAAGGAGGACTATTTAAGCAGAGCGTTTACACGGCTCTGCACGGCGCTATAATCATAACCCGCGACTGTAAGCCTGTTTTTTCGGTCTGCGCCGTTGCCCCAGGCTCCGCGGATAACCTCGCGGGCGATTTCGTCAACGGACTTTTTCGGGGTAGCGTCGGAACCTACCGCCGTACCGCTCTTTGTGGTAATAAAAGTGTCGTAGCCCGCCGCCTTGAGCTTTGCTGCCATAGCGTCGGCGTTTGCTTTGACGGAGTAGGCTCCGACCTGGACTTTATAGAGGTTGCCGCTCTGCACAATGTAGGTATCAAAACCCGCGGCTTTGAGCTTATCGGCGAGGGCGGTAGCGTTGCTCTTTTTGCTGAAAGCTCCCGTCTGCACACGGTACAGAGTTTTCTCCTCCGAGGGTTTCGGCTGCTCTGCGGGCTTGTTCTGCGCCGCGAGCTTTGCTTTTACCGCGGCGCGGAACATATCCATTGTGTAGGAAAAGTTTTTCCACCAGTTATCGGGGTCGCCGTGGTTACTTCCATAACCGAGAGCGTGCGCCTCGCGGTGGCTTACGATATTATCAACCGACAAGCCGTACTCCTTGCAGAGATAAGCGCAATACTCAATAGCGGTATCGCGCACCGCCTCAAAATACGCCTTGTTCGTGAGCCCGTCCTCGCACATTTCAAACTGAATATATGCGGGGTTGTAATTATAAGAGCCTTTCGAGCCGCTCCCAACGCCCCAACAACAATAATTGTACGGGAGAATGTTTGCAACCCTTACGGCTCCGTTTTTATCGTAGCCGATAAAGGAGTGAACGCAAACGGAGCGTTTCATTACCGAGGCGGGGTTATTCCAATGGTTGCCGTACTGGTTTACGCCCACCTCGTCGGGTGCGTCAACGTAGCGTTTCAAGTACGGGTTATTTGCACCCGTACTATGTACGACAATGCCCGCGGGTTTCATTTTCCGCGCCGCCTTGTAGCAATCGTTCTTTGTTGCGTATGCCGTAATGATATTCATACTGTTTTAATCCTCGCTTTCTGTATAACTCGCGTTTTCGTGCTTGATTTCTTTCATATACTCGTCTGCCTGGATAGCTGCCGAGGTAAAGCTGTTGTTTTTCCACCAAGCCCAAAGCGTAGCCGCTACGGTGGCGGCAGCCGTGAGCATAGAGTACAGCTCGTCCTCTGCAAAGGGCAGCGGGTTTTTGCCGAGCATAGTTAAAACCTGGTTAAGCAGCGTTACCACAAGCACAATAGTACGTACTACGGTTTCAACCGATACTTTCTTTTTCTCCATTGTATTATTTTCCTCCTTTCTCGGTTTGCTCCTTGTGCGGCTCTGTCGGCAGCTCCATTATATCGTGATATAATTCTGTCGCTACGTCATTACCGCCGAGGGCGTGATATGCTTTATATGCCCTTGTGAGTGCCTCTTTTGCATAAAGAGGGCAATAATCGCGCTCGGTATACTTATCGTATGAGCGGATTATTTCAGCTCTCAAAAGGCATTGTAAGCCGTTTTTAATTGCTTTGAGCTTAATTAGCATAGTGCCCGCAAATGTTACGGCACCGCCGCAAAGAAACGGTATAAGCCAGGATATAAACGTATCTAACATAGCCTCCGCCTCCTTAAAGCTCTTTTTCGCAGCGGGCGAGAGTGTCCGCCGCCTGTTTTCTCATTTCGGCAAGGTCAGCCGCTACGCTTTCGGCAATTTCTGCTTGAGCGATAGCCTCGGCTTGCTTTTGTATAATATCCGCTTGCAGCCTTGCCACGCTGCAAAGCTCCTCTATAAGCTCATAATTTCCCATTACTCGCCCTCTGTCCCGTCGTTCTCAACCTCGGGAGGGGCGGGGAAAGTAACATTAAACGGAAAGCCCTCTTGTTCGGGGAGGTCGCGGAGAGCCTGGCGATATATTGCCCAAGCTCCCGTAATAATTTCTCCGAGCGATTTTAAGAACGAAAGCCAGGCGGTAAAAGAGGTTCCGCTCGGCACGCTGATATTAAAGCGGTCGAGAGCTATGCGGCTATCGGTTTCGTTAAGGAGTTTATCGCGGATTTTGCGGGCAAACGCTGCCGCGTCCTCCTCGTTGAGTTCCTCGCAAGCTCGCTTATATGCCGCTTGCAGTACCTCCATTGTTTCCGCTTTCTGCGCCGCTGCCATTGCCTCCGCCTGTGCGAGTCTTTTATAGATGTTCTCTTGCATTGTATGTAGCCTCCATATTCTTAAAATAATTTATCATTTTGAGCCGCTCGTGGTAGGTATCTCCACGGGCGGCATTTGCAAGCCAGGAAACGAGCGACTCGTGCGCCGTCCCTGGCGCATACTCTCCGCGGAGCTCTTTTGCATATAGCTTTTTGAGCTTGCGGCGCTGCTTGCCTTGTTTCTTTTTACCCATTTTACGGATTATTGCGCCCGTATCGGTAACGATAAACCGCCATTGTAGTAGCTTTACTCCCTGGCGCAATGGGTAAAGCGCCGTTTTATCGTTGAGCTGTAAGCCGAGGGCGAATAGGCGCGCCTCGATTTCCTTTTTGCATTGCCGCAAATACTCTTTGTCCTCGTGTACTAAAATAAAGTCGTCCATATATCGGATATAATGCTTTATTCTCAACCGCTCCTTTATGAAATGGTCGAGGTCGTCCAGGACGGCAAGAGCTACGAGCTGAGATACCTGGGAGCCGAGCCCTAACCCGATTTTTCCGAAAGAGTCCACAATTTCGCAAGCCCGCTCCGCAATTTGAGTATCTGTAACCCGCTTGCGTATTGCCGCCTTTGCTACGTCGTGCCGTATGCTTTGGAAATAATGCCGTATATCACATTTAAGCACCCAACCGTCGCAACCGTGCGCGATATAATACCGCCGCAAATGTGCGGTCATGCGGTTTAGCGTATAGTCTACGCCGCGCCCCTTGAGGCAAGCGCAATTATCTGTTATAAAGGATTTTGTAATCTGCTCATAAAAGCCGTTGTCGCAGAGCGAACGCTGAAATTGTCGGTCTTTTAACCTTGTGGCTACAATGTCCCGACGTTTCGGCTCGTATATCGTGAAATGTTGGTATCGGTCTATTTTGTACGTACCGTTAAGCAGCGTTTGCCGCAAACGATAGGTATTTTTAAGCGCGTTACCCTCATATCCTACGGTACTATCTTTCCAACGGATATTACGGCAGCTCTCTTTTAAGCCTTTATACAGATTATCAAAGGAAATTACTTGCTCGTATGCCATAAGAAAAGCGGACGCATATAAAAGGACTGCCCCGCGAGGTACCTTTGTCGCCCGCAATATTTCCTCCTTTCGGAGTTAGGACGGTCGCTCCTTGTGTGAGCTGTGCTGCTTTGGTCTTTCGACTACTTGAATACTGACTAATCCCACAATCGGGGGCTACGCCGTTACCGTTGTACGCATTGTTGTTGTTCACTTCGCCCGAGGAGTTGACAATGCGCGCGTTGTTCGCGTTGGACGGGTTAGGAGAACGCAACCAAGCGTTACGCGCCGTACCGCAAATATAGCAACCGCCCTATGATTTATTTTTGATATTTTTCTTTATCCGACTTAATCCAGGCTTTCAAGAGGTCGTCGGTTTTGAGTATTAAGCCCGTCCAATACTCTACTTGATTTCCCGAGATGTAGCCCGCGTCGTATGCGTCGTCCGCCAGGTCTAAAAGCGCGTCGAGGTGCGCGTGCGCCTTGACTTGCTCCATACGGCGGTATGTGTGCTCCTCGTCGTTTGTTACAAATACGGAGTTTGCGTGCCGAATACATACGCACGCCTCCCGTATTTCGCTTACTATCGGAGAGGCATATATCCACCGTGTAGACTTTGGAAAATGTTTCTCCGATTTTATCAGCCCGAGGGTGTATTTCTTGAGCTCCCGCGCTTTGTTAAGCACTTGCAGCTTTCCCTCGCCGCGGTCGGTATTATTGCCGCC